CCGGAATTGTTCGACGTCGAGACGTCGGACAAGGCGTATGAGGAAGACGTCGAAATCTCCGGTTTCGGCGTGCTTCGCGAAAAGGACCAAGGGCAGGCGCTGAATTACGACAGCGAAGTCCAGGGTTCGATCACTCGATACACCCATGTCGCCTACGCCGGCGGCTACATCGTGACGTTCGAAGAACTGCGCGACAACCTCTACGAGGTCGTCTCGAAGCGTCGCGCGGCTATGCTGGCGTTCGCCGGGCGTCAGACCGAGGAAATCATCGCGGCCAACGTCTTCAATCAGGCGTTCAACGCGAGCTATCCGATCGGCGATGGCGCTGCGATGATCTCGGCGAGCCATCCCTCCTTGGTCGGCAATCAGTCCAACTTGCTCGCCAACTCGGCGGACTTGTCGGAAGTCGCGATCGAGGATCTGGCGATTCAGATCATGCAGGCGGTCGACTACCGCGGCAACAAGATCGCCCTCATTCCGCAGTCGCTCGCGATCTCGCCCGCGCAGTGGTTCGACGCGAACCGGATCATTCATTCGGTGCTCCAGAACGACACGTCGAACAACGCCATCAACGTCATCAAGGCGACGGGGATGTTTCCGAAGGGGATCGTGGTCAACCACTACTTCCTGTCGGCGACCGCGTGGTTTATCCGCACGAACGCGCTCTACGGTTTGCGTTTCATGTGGCGCGACAAGCCGATGTTCGACACGGATAACGAATTCGATACGAAAAACGCAAAAGCCGCGCAGTATATGCGCCTCTCTTGCGGATGCACCGACCATCGCCAGATTTACGGAACCCCCGGCGTCTGAGGCGTCGCAGCAAACTCAAGGGAACTATTGTCATGGCCGAAAAGAAAGCCCCCACGAAGGCCGGAAGCGAGCATCACGTCCACGTCCACGTCCATCATCATCATGCGGGAGGACGGGAGGCCAAGGGCGGCAAGGAGGCGGCCGAAAAGAAGGTCGAGCACAAGCGCGAGCCTCGTAAGGCCGCCGAGAAGAAGTGAAGTCAGCCGATCAAGGGTCCGCCTGCGCATTCCGCGCTTTGGCGTAGCGAGAAGGATTTCCGTCATGGGTGGCATTTCGACGATTTGGGCTCCGTTGCATCGCGCACTTGCTCGCTACAGCAACCCGAGCGCGCTGGGGTTCCCGCTCAATGCGGCCCCCAGCCTCGACTTCCTGGGCAACGGAATTCAGGATCATCGCCTTCCCTACAATGCGAGGGGCTCTTCGGCGGTCCAGCCCGGCATTGTCGGATGGTATGGGGCGTGCGATCCGATCGTCGCCAATTACGTTCCGAGCCAGATCGCGACGGCCAACATCGCGGCGCTCGCCAATGTCGTCAACGGCACGCCGATGACGTTGGTCAACTCTACGGCGGCAGGCATCACGGTTCTGAGCGCGGCGGCCCCCGCTTTTTTCATGCCGACCGGGCTTTCGCTGAGTGCGGGTGTCGTGATCGACGGACTCCCGTCGTTGTGGGTTTTCGGGCAGAACGGGAGCTTCCAGACGGGGTTCTACAGCCGGTCGACATGCGTGGGCCGTGGCGTGTCGATTTCCGGCGTTTCCGGCGGCGCTGGCGGCAATTTTCTCGTCTCGGGTTATGACATCTACGGCTACCCGATGACGCAACTCGTCACCGTGGCGGCGGGCGCAAACACGGTCAACACGACCAAGGCGTTCAAGGCTGTCACGTCTGTTGTTCCGCAGTTCACCGACGCTCACAACTATTCGGTCGGAACAGCCGATGTTTTCGGGTTCGGCATCCTCGCCAGCTACTTCACCGACGTGAGTGTGAGTTGGAACAACACATGGATTACGGCCAGCACCGGGTTTACGGCGGCGGTTACGACTTCTCCCGCGACTAATTTGACCGGCGATGTCAGAGGAACCTACGCCACGCAATCGGCGTCTGACGGCACGAAGCGGCTATCGCTGCAAGTTGCGCCGTCGATCGGCGCGCTTGTTTCAAACCCGACGACGGGGCTGTTCGGCGTGGCGCAGGCGTAAGGTTGCGCTTGATCGAAGGAGCCTCGCATGGCCGACACAGTCGATTCCCAACTCGTCGAGAATGGCCGGCGAAATTGGGCCTACGTCTTCACGTCACTGAGTGACGGGACGGGCGAAACGAACGTCGTCAAGGTTGACGGCTCCGCAGCGGGGCCGCTCGGCATCTTCAACTATGGCCAGAACTTCTATCCGCTCTCGCACATCAAAATCACCGAGATCGAATACGACGTGAAGGGCATGGCGCTCGAAATCATTTGGGACGCGACGACGTCGCAAAATGCGCTCGTGCTCGGAGGATTCGGGAAGCTGCACTTCAAGCAATTCGGCGGCTTGGCGGCGGTCGGGGCGAACGGCGTGCTCATCGCGGGAGCGACGGGCAAGATCAAATTCACGACGCTTGGGGCCATGCCGAACTCCGGCTATACCGTGTTCATGCGAGGGACGAAGGGAATACCCCAGTCATGAGCGGACGATTCAGAACCATCGCGATCGCATCGGCCGCGGCGCTCATCGCCGCTAGCCTCGCCGCGTGGGCGGCGCAGACGAATTATCTCGGGACCGTGTTTGTGGCGGACCCGACCACGCTGACGAATCAACTCAAGGTCAACGCGGACGGTTCGATCAACGTCTCTACGACGGGCGGAACCGGATCGACCGTCGCCATCAGCCAAGCAACCCCAGGGTCGACGAACAACGTCACGGTCAGCCCGCTTCCCGCGGCTGCTCGCCATTTCCCAGGATGCACGGTCGGCGCGACGAGCACGACCTGCCTCGCTGGGGCGACCGCAGTGACTTACCTGCAAATTCAGAACACGTCGCTCAGCGCGCAGATCGCTTGCGCGTTCGGCATGACGGCGGTGTTGAATTCGAGCACCTCGGCGCAACTCGCCCCCGGACAGTCGGGTTCGTGGGGACCGAATACGGCTGGCGTTCCGACTGGCGCACTGAATTGCATCGCCAGCACAGCGAGCACGCCGCTCTACGTCGAGTGGAATTGAGGCCGCTATGGGCCGCAAGCTCCACTACAAGCCGGGGAGCTTCTATCGCACGGACGATCGGACGGGATTTATCCAACGCGCCGAAGAAACGAGGAAGCAGTGGGACGGGCTGATTGTCGACGGTAGGGTGTGGGAGCCGCGTCAGCCTCAGGACCTCGTAAAGGGCGTCCCGGATATCCAATCCGTTCCAGATGCGCGGCCCTTAGGGCAGAACGTCTATGTCGGCCCTATCAGCGTTCAAACGACGGCTGCCGCCATCATAGGTCAAACCGTCATCCCGGTTCAAACCACGTTCGGTTTCTACGCGGGAGCGAAGGTCGGTTGCATGACGGATCAGGACGGCGGGGCTGTGTTTTTCACGACCATCGCATCACCTCCTACAGGCTCGAATCTTGTGCTATCGAATGGGCTCCCATACGCGATGGCGTCGGGAAACTTGATCACGATCTATCAGCCGAGCCCGCCGCCAGCACCGGGACTGCCATAGGAGGCGAAAATCGCGACTACTGGCACAAGCGGATGGAATCCAGCCATCACGCAAATGATCACGGCGATGTACCGAAAAATCGGTGCGATTGCCGAGGATGAAACCCCCACGGCGGGAATGTTCAACGATGCGCTGTTTGCAGGCAACGCTCTGTTGAAGGAATGGCAGGCGCTCGGGATCCATGTGTGGACCGAGGAAGAGGCTATTCTGTTTTTCCAGGCCGGTCAGAACCGATATCTTCTTGGTGGGACGGGACCGGGAGGCACAGGCCCGGATAATTGTTGCGACGCAAATTCGTGGGTTCCGATGCAAGCCGCCAACCCGGCGAGCAGTGGCGCTACCTCGATAACGGTTACGAACACCGTTGCGCCCAATGGTTTCACTGTGAAGTCCGGAGATAATTTCGGCGTCGTGCTCGATAGCGGCTTGGCATTTTGGACGACGGTCTCAGGATCGCCCGCGGGCAATGTCGTCGCGCTCGCCTCGCCAATCCCAGCCGGGCAAAGCGTCTCGGCGCAAAACAACGCGTTCAGCTACACGACGAAGATTGTGAGGCCGCTCCAGGTTCCGCGCGCCCGGCAGATCTATTATTCCGGTGGGCAGAACGGCCCACGCTTGACGCCGATGTCCGTCCTTTCGCGCAAGGAATACATGAACCTTCCCCAGCCGCTCGATCCGGGGATATCGACGCAATTCTTTTACACGCCACAACTCGTTTCAGGCGAGTTTTACGCGTGGCCGAATCCGCAGAACGCGAACTTTGGCGCGCGCCTGACTTGGTATCGACCGTTGATGGATTTGACCACGCCGGCCAATACGGCTGACCTGCCGCAAGAATGGCTCAACGGGCTCATGTGGAATCTCGCGCTCGAAATGGCTCCCGAATTCGATTGTCCGCCCCAGCGATGGCAGATGATTCAGACCATGGCGGCAACGAAGCTCACGCTGATCCAGGGTTATGACCGGGAGTCGGAGCCGATCTATTTCGGCATGGGGTATGACGAAACCCAAAGGTGAGCCATGCCCGCAATCCTGTTCGCCGTCGAAACTGCTGAAAGTCGGAGCCTGCCGCTCAACGCGCAGCGGCTCGTCAACTTCTTCACGGAAAAAGAGCAGCAAGGCGCGAAGTCGCAGACGCCGCTTTTCGGAGCGCCCGGTATGGCGGCGTTTGCCAACACAGGCCCGGTCGTCGGCGGCATTGTAACTCTTGGCTCGCTGAATGGCGGCGCTGGTTACACGCCGTCGAGCAGCGGTATCGCGACGGTCGGGCAAATTGCTGGGGGATCCGGGTACACGAAGGGCGTCTATGCAGGGGTTCCGCTGACGGACGGGTCCGGAACTGGAGCTATCGCCACAATCACGGTGAACAGCAGCAGCGAGGTTTCGGATGTCGCCATCACGTCTGGCGGCACGGATTATCTTGTCGGCGATGTCGTGTCTGCCGTGGCGTCATCGATCGGCGGAGTGGGTTTGATCACGGTCCTCGGCGCTATCACGGGAGGGTCGAGCTATACGACAGGGACATACGTCAACGTCCCACTGACCGGGGGCTCCGGGACGGGCGCGACCGCCAACATCACCGTGAGTGGCGGCGTGGTGTCCGCCGTCTCTCTTTCCAGTCCAGGGATCAACTATACCGCCGGGGACACACTATCGGCCGCCTCCGCTAATATTGGCGGAACCGGGTCTGGATTTTCCATATTGGTTTCGTCCGTCGAGACGACAGGGGCAAACTTTTCCGCCACGGTCGCGACGCTCAATACCTACAACAACGTGCCGATGACCGGAGGGACGGGAACGGGGGCCAAGGCCAATATCACCGTGAACGCAGGTGGCCAAGTGTCCAGCGTTATCCTCACGTCTGGCGGCACGGATTATCTCGTCGGCGACGTTCTTTCGGCGGCGGCGGCAAATATTGGAGGGACAGGGTCTGGATTTTCCATCTCCGTCGCATCGCTAAACGTCAACGGACCAACGCGGGGCTCGTGGGTTCGGCAGGACGTACCCTACATCGTCTCTGGACAGACGCTCTATCAACTCGGGCTTGCGTCGAGCGGGACGTTTGTCGGCGTTCCGATGACGGGAGGGTTCGGAAGCGGAGCCGTGGCTAACATCACCGTGGCTTCTGGGGTCGTGACAGCCGTTGCGATTACATCCGAAGGCTTCGGTTATGCGGTCGACGACGTCCTTTCGGCTCCTCTTGGCGGGGGAACAGGATTTTCCGTTCCGGTGACGGCCATCACGGCGGGAACCGGAATTGCAACGCTTGGAGCGATTTTCGGAGGAACGAATTATCAAGTCGGGACAAGCGCGATCGTTGGAACCGGGATCTCCGGAACGGATCAGGTCGGCATGTCGGACAACGGATTCCAACTCATCATCGTCAGTGGGCAGGCTCGGAAAGGATGGGTTCTCGACACAAATCCCGCATCGGCAACCTACGGATTTCAAGAAATCACGGCGGCGTGGGATGGGGCGGGCGTCGGCCCGGCAAACACCGTCAGCTTTTTTGACGGCTATTTCGTCTTCGACCAAATCGGGTCGAACGAATTCTTTCTCTCGGCGCTTTACGACGGGACTTCGTACAACGGGCTCGACTTCGCCTCGGCGGAATCGCAACCGGATTTTGTCACCGGGACGATCCAGAACTTACAACTTCTGTTCGTCATCTGCCAAGAGCATCTGGAGCTTTGGTACGACGCGGGCGCTTCGAACTTTCCCTTTGCGCGATACACTGGATCCGGCATCAGTTACGGAAGCGTCTCACCGGCCACAATCATCAAACAGGATGGGGCTATATTTTTCCTCGGAACCGACAAGGTTTTCTATAGGTTGCAATCGACGATCCCCATCCGGACAAGTACGCACGCAATCGAGCACATTATAGCGCAAGACCCGGACATCACCAAAGCCTACAGCTTTACTTTCACTATAGAGGGCCACAAGTTCGTTGTGCTTCAGCTTCCCGCATCAAAGCGCACGTTGGCTTTTGATATCTCGACGAACCGCTGGCATGAGCGCGAATCGTGGGATGCGAACAACGCTTCGCTCGGGCAATGGCGCGCGAGCACGGCGTTTCGCGCGTTCAACAATATCTATTTCGGCGACGCGTTCAATGAGAACGTCAACTTGATCGACTGGACGACTTATACCGAGGTCGGAAATACGATCCGCGGTCTCGCGTATTCGATCCCCTACAATCACGATCGGAAGCGGCTGTTCATTTCTCGGTTCGAACTTGATATTCAGGCCGGCGTTGGGCTTCCCAGCGGGGCTGGGTCGGATCCACAAATCGCTCTTTCATGGTCGACCGATGGGGCCAACACATTCAAGCCGCTCCAGCCGTGGCGGTCCATGGGAAAGATCGGAGAATACTTGAAGCGGCTCAGATGGTTGCGTATGGGGCAGGGCAGACAGTTCGTGTTCTGTCTTTCGGTTACAGATCCTGTCCCGCGAGTGATAATCGAGGCGCACGCCGATATCAGCGTGGGGATGTAGAATGCCGGCAAACCAGCAATCGCCCGCCGTAGCCGGGCCGACGCTTCCGCCGGTTACTGGCGTCCCGTTCACGAATCAAGACGGCTTTTTGACCAAGGCTGCATTGAACGTGCTCCAGCAAATATGGGCGGGCGTGTTTGGGACCGGCGGTATCTCCGAAAAGATTCCATTGGCGGCAAACCCGAGCGCAACCGCAGGTCCGGTTGTGATTGTCGGAACCGCCGCGACGTTCATGAGAAGCGACAGCGCTCCGAAAGTTCAAGTTGCGGCTATCGGGAAGCTTGGGCTTGTTCAGCCCGACGGCGCGTCGATTCAGATAAGTGGGGCTGGCGTTCTTTCCGCAACAGCGGCGGCGGCAAATCCGACCGCGACCGCTGGGCCATCGGCAATCAACGGCTCTGCATCGACCTACATGAGATCGGACGCTTCCCCCGCTGTGCAAAAGGCGACGATATCCCAACTTGGTTTGGTCCAAGCGGACGGCGTCACGATCGATATCAGCGCGGCGGGGGTGATATCGGCCGGGAAGGGATACGTCGTCGCGATGTTGCCGGCCGCCGGCGTCCAAGGGCGGCGCGCTTGGGTTACGGACGCCACGTCTCCGACGTTTCTCGGGACGCTTACGGGCGGAGGCGCTGTGGTCTGTCCGGTGTTCGATAATGGGGCCGCATGGGTTGCGGGTTGACCGCATCAATGCTAGAAAAGTGCATGGGCGAAGGCACGGCGTCCGTTCCGAGACACACAGGAAACCGCCGTGCAAAACCTCAATCTCCTGTCCTTTGCATTCGTCGACACGTCGCTGTTCGCTGCGACGATGACCCTCAAATATGGGCGGTATTTTTCCGCCGACGCGCCCGCCGATATTGCCTCGCCGAACTGTCGATACATCGTTCTGCGCGAAGCAACGGATATTCACGGCGGCGATGAGTGCGCCGATACCCCGCTGTTCGACGAATGGCCGTCATCGCGCAAGATCGTCGAGGACGTCGGCGCGCAAATCGTCCAACATCTTGGCGCGAGCAATCTTGTTTTAGGCAAGGTCTATATCGAATCGCTGCAATCCGGAGGCTATATTCCTTGGCGGGTCGACAACTCGCCA